ATTCAAATGGGTTCATGTAAAACTCCTGTGTGTATAGTGTGTAAAGTCGGTTTCCAAGCGTCATCACGACGAGTTGTACTCCCTATTACTACTAATGCAAAAAACAAGAGAAATCCGCCCTTACTTTTCGTCAGGAAGAATAATTGTTTTAACCTGCTTTTTTGCGCGTTTTTCTTCTACTTCCATGGCCTGTTTTAAGGCTGGCATCATCTCATTAACCATTTTAAGTGTCAATCCCAACGCTTTTTCTCGGTCTAACTCTTCTTTTTCCTGAGTGTCTTTCTTAATGTTTTCTTGAATGGCTTTGTATACATCGTTACTAAAGCCTCTTGATTTTAAAAGGGTTTTTAAAAAGTCATCAGCCATCCATCTTCTCCGTTGCCGACTTTACAGTCTCTATATTGGTTTTAACATGGTCAACTTGTGGGCGCACTTGGCGTTGCAACAAGTCAATATGTTTAGCCCAAGTCACGGTTGGTACACCAAGAGGTTGATTTAACATATTAATAAGTTCGTCCACTTGCTCAACGGTATATTCCACTGTTACTACAAAAGATCCTATATTCATTTCTTTTTCTTCTTTCCAAGTAATTGTTCTCTGGCTGCTAGTTTTACTGGATCTTTGCAATAATGATCCAATTCAAACTTTTGGCAGTATGTATCCATCAAGGCTTCCATACGCATATCGTGCATAATTTTAAGTCCCAATAATGCGTTAGCAACTTCATCCTCGGTCATTGGTTTTGGGTGATCGCCATGATGCTTGTACAACAACTCAATATCATCAGCAGTTTGCCATGCCACCATGATGGCGGATTCTAAATCAATACGGGTATCTGGATTCATTTGTTTTTCTTTGCCTTTTTAATTTCTGCATCAAAGTCAACGCTAAACCATTGACCTACAATTTTAATTGCTGGTAATAGCTCTTTCCAATTAGCAATGTCGTCTTCATGCCATTGCTTTGGGTTTTTTATATCTTTAGAAATAGACATATAACATTTAGCTAAACTAGCGGCCACAATATCATCTGCAAAGTCGTCATCAATTTCAATTTTCATTTGCCGCACTCCTCTAAATAAGCATTAAGTTCCTGTTTTTTACGACGATCAATCTCTCTTAGGATGTACCAAATAGCTTTGTTCAAATCTTCAATAGCGTCGTTCTTTAAATCTGAACGCCACAAATACTTAATAGCGTTGCCAAGATTAAAACCCATGTGCTCAGTAATTTGAATGCAATCAATGCCAGAGGGGTGACTGGTATAATGTTTAGGATTGTTAACTTGATCGTGCATGTTTTTCCCTCAGTTCACTTTCTACTGCGCTAATTTCTTCTGGTGTATCACACACCCATAATGTTTGGATATCTTTAAACATGGTCAGATCAATGTCTTCTACACCTGTAACAGTGTCAAACATTGGGTAACCATTGTGTAAATGCTCTACAATAAATGTTGTCATAATTTTAATTCCTGCTTAATAAATTCAATCCCCGCCATAAAATGATAGCGCCAATATTTTTCACTTACATTTAGGTCATTATAACTTAAACCTTGTAAAAAAGCTTCCAACACTCTACGTTGCTTTTCTGGCATTTTTGTATTAATTAATCGTTTAATGTCTGAAATATCTTCCGTGTCCCATGGTAACCAACCCATGTTTTCTACGATGCTAGATGAAATACCTTCTGTTTCGTCTTGCTCAATTGGATCGGTTTCTTCGTCTGATAGACGCGGTGCCACTGCTTGTACTTTTGTTGTCATAGTTGTAATGAATCTAAGATTGCCTCTTGTAAATTTATTTTTCCTTCTAATACTTCTACTACTCTTTCATCCACACTATTTGACAAAGTCAAGTGGTGTATAATAACCGGCTTTTCTTGCCCTTGGCGGTAGATCCGAGCATTCGCCTGGATGTAGTTCTCTGCGCTCCATGGTAAATCGAACCAGACCGTTTGTGCTGTGTCTCCAACGTTGCACTGTAGATTAATCCCAATGCCCCCACTTTGCGGGTGGGCAAGCAACATACGAATCTGGCCACGACGCCACGCTTCAATGTTGTCATGGTCCAGCACCACCGCCTCTGGGAATTGAAGGCGTAGTCTTTGTAAAGAGTGCTTAAAGTGGTAGAAGACAAGTGTGGGGCTGGAAGATTCTTCCATGATCGACTCAAGATATTCCAGTTTAGCGCGGTGTACTTCTTGAGCCGCTCCTTCTTCGTTATAGACCGCTCCTGATGTAAATTGGAGGAGCTTGTTCGCCAGTGCTGTTGCTGTTGGAGCTGTGATTTTTTCTTTACCGATTTCAGCGACCATGTCTTTTCTAAGTTGTTCATACTTTGCTCTGACTAATTTGTCTATTTTAATTTTGTGATATAGCGTTGTAAGCGGTGGAAGTTGTAGATAATCCTCAGCCTTAAGACTAAAACAAATATCTGCAATCTTATCTTGTATGACTTTAGCCGCACCATCTTTTGGTTTCCATGAATATACTACCCTTGTTTGTCTATTAATCTGATCCGGCTGCATGTATTTTTCACGAAACCTAGTCAGGCTTGTTTCTAAACGCTCTCCTAAATCCAATATACCCACCTGTGACCAGAGATCAGCTACCCCTTGAGGGGTAGGTGTGCCAGTAAGTATAACACGTCTCTGAAAGCCTTTTAAATGCTTTTTAAGGGCTTTAAAACGCTTAGTCGACGGGTCCTTAAATCTGGATGATTCATCAATAATTAAGTTAGTAAACACTAACTTAGGGTAAACGTCAAAAAGCCATACAACATTTTCTAGGTTTATCAAATACACGTCTGCTTTTGTATTTACTGCGGCATCTCGCTGGTCAGGAGATCCCATGATCTTAACAATTTTAAGGTGTGCAAGGTGTTCCCATTTCTGAGATTCGATATCCCAAACCGTCTCAGCAACTTTTTTTGGGGCGATAATAAGTGTCTTACCATTAAATTGCTCCGCTAGTATTGTCAATGCTGTCGTCGTCTTTCCTAGACCCGGGGGTAAAAATAATCCTATGTTGGGGATGCATTTCGCCTTCCCAATTATCTTCGTCTGGTAGGGGTGCAACTGGTTTCGGTTTAACATTTTCTAAAACTTCTTTCCGTTTATCATGCAGCCAATCTGCTACTGCGTACAATTCTTTTTCGGTAATGTCTTGTTTAATTGTATTGGCTTTTAAAGAAATAAAAACAACGTTACCTTGCACGTAGCCAAGTTCTGGAATTACTTTATCCAACGAAGGCCTGTACGGATTTTTGCCGTTACTTTGACCCCAAACAAATGGTGTTTTAAACACAGGGCATTCATCTGTTGTCAATGATTCTAAATAATCTAATGTCAAATCAAACGGCACATTTTGTTTTGGGGCTCTTTGTTTAGCGCTACTTAAAAATCTACACAAATGCCCCCGTTTTGTTGCTCTGTAACGTTTTTCTGTTTCACTTAGCGCCATTTATAAAATCCTCAACGTCTTCTTTTGATCTTAATATATGTACAGGAAAGCCAGCTTCGCCCAGTTCGTCAAACACTAACGTCTGTCTTGGAGTTATTTTTCCCGTTGTTGTTTTTAATTCTATTAGATACACTTTTTGGTTTAGAAACACTATCCGATCCGGCACTCCCGTCACGCTGCTCAGCCATTTGAAAGAGAGCCCCGAGGACTTTTTGACTAGCTTCGTCAGATGTTTTTCTATTTCGCTTTCTAGTATGCGCACGTTTTTCGTCCTCTGTTGCATAAATACTAAATACTTGTTTAAAAATATGCTCACCTAAATAAGAGCGAGACTCATCGCCAATCTTGGCATCGTCTTCGCCAATATATTCAAACACGTGAGTGGTGGTGTGTGAAACTTCATGGTAGATAATACCCATGCGTTCTAACGCATCTAATTTAGCCATGTCTTCGTAGTTAAACACAATGCCTAACATGGCGGCAGTGGTACCCTCTTGTTGGATATAATGAGATTCGGCCAAGCCAACATCAAGAGCATGGTGTTTGGTTGTTATTTTAGAATCAATAACAGCTTGCTGGAATGCTGCCTCTGAAAAGCACACTTTAATCTTAATACCAAAGTGTCCAGTATCGGCAATGTAATAGGGAAGGTTTATCATTTTTTATCTTTCAAGCCATCACGTAGCTCATGGCTGTGTAGTTTTTTGCCGGGGTGCTTGACTTCACCAACTGCTTTGGCTACTTTGGCTGCTCGTTCTCTAGCAGCAAACGTGCCGTCAGATAAAATAAAACCATGCTCGCCTTTCTTGCCAGTCTTTTTGATAATCTCATCGTGGCTGTACTTGGCGTTCGGTGCCTTGGAGATGGTGCCGTCTGCGTGTTTGATTGC